CATTACTTGCTGTTCCAACAAATAGCGTACATCTTGTACCCTTTCCTACTGCTTTTATTCTTGCACTTGCTCCTATATAAGCATTTGTTCCTGTTGCTTCTACTATTGGATAACTATCTTTGTCTAAATCTTTTAAATGTAAAGTAAGTTCTTGTCTTACTTTTTCTAATTCATCTTTTGAAACAAATACTAAAGTAGGATCAAGTTCCATGTTAACACTACTAGTATTCGATACTGCTAATATCATTCTTAATATTAATTCCTTTGTACTTCCATCCTCAGCAATTGGTTTGTAGCTCTCAGCACATTTAGCAACTGCTAACATATTTCCACTTTCATCAAATACACCATATTCGCGAATTGTAAATCCTCCAACATTTGCTGGTATCATCAAGTTTATCTTTATCCAATTAGGATTGTTCTTATCAACCTCAATATCTGTTATATTACCTTCATAAACAGTGTGAATTAAATCTCTTTGTGCTTCCGTTGGTTCATAATAACTTCCATTACTATCGCCAATTTTAAATTTCACAAAATTAACTTTACTTCCCATAACTCCACTATTAGCTATCTTTGCTTTACCAATATTAGTTAATATAGTATAAAATTTTTCTGACACTTATTATCCCTCCTTTGGATATGTAGTTATTGTTTCAAGTCCTGAATAAGCAGCTGTCATTGGTACAAAAATATCTGTATTATTTTCAATTTCTGATGGTGTCCATGGATAAGTCGTTATTATTTCACCCATAATATTTGTTCCACCAATATAGAAATTATTTTTATTTATAGAAATAAGCTTATATCCTACACCTAAATGTGCTGGCTTTATTTCTTCTATTATTTCATATAGACTATTCAATTCATATGGAAACCCCTTGTAGCTCTCAAGTATAACTTCAAACCAATATTCAACACTATGTTCAATAACATCTGAGTTATCTACAAAACTATTACAAATACTTTTTATTACTTCTTTAGTAGTAGTTCCCCGACCTCTTTTCTTTGCTATCACTCTGCTTCTTCTAATTTCATAACCATCATTTAAATTTGATTTTATTCCAAATTCCTCTTCCCAGTATACAAGCCCCCATGTAGCAGTTTCTATAAAAAATTGATTTAATAAATCTTGTATATTTTCCTCTAATTTATCAATCTGTTTGTCTTGTGCCTCATATATATATGAAAATATTTTTTGCTCTGCTAATTCCTGAGATGCATAATCTCTAACTTTCATTAATTACCACCTCATTTAAAACAGCTATCTGATTATCTGATATTTGTAAATTGCTACTTAATCCATTTATAAGTAAAGAATTATAATCATCAATACCATCAACTGAAAATATTAATGCTCCTATCTTTGCTATACTTAAATAATTTTTCTTAAGTGCTATCTGTTTTAAATAGTCACTTATAAATTCAGTTATTTTTTGTATCAAATCCTCTTTGTTGTAAACATCTGAATCATATACAATATTTACACTTAAATTAATTTTTAACTCTTCAACTGATATAACCGTTACTCTAGGTCCTATTGGCCTTTCTTCTTCTATATGATTAAATACACTCTTAATCAGCTCCTGACTTGCTGCTCTTTCATTTGAATCTGCAATTATACATTTTACTGTACCATTACCATTCCATAATGGAATAACTTCAGCGTATCCACATCCAGTAACTTCAAGACACCAGTTCTTATAATGATATTTGTTACCACTAGTTGCTGGAGTAGTAACTTTAAGATTATATCTGTTATACAATTCATGGTCAGTCTCTTCATCATATGCATCTTTGTAATCACTTTCATTCATTATTGAAATTATTCCCGAATAACTTATTGGTAGATAATTAATTCCGCCAGCTTTTACATTATAAGAAGAACCAGCTTTATCGGCTATAACTGTAACTGTACCAATTCCATTTTTATCTAATGCTAAATCCTCTGAAGTTGTATATAGTCTGTTATCAAGTGTCGAAACTATACTTCCCTTTTTTAAAATAGTTCCTGCCTTTCCTGTAACTTTTATTGGAACTACTGCATATGTTGCTTGCTTTCGGTAAATTCCCATTTCAGCACATCTTTGCTCCAGATAATATGAATATCCACTTACTAAAGCACTTGATGCATAGCCTTTTTTCATTGCTTCATCTAAATTCATTAAGGATTCTGATATCCTCATACACCCTGGCATTAATGCATTATATATCCATGAATTTTCTGAAGTATCAACATCTGTAATTGTAATGACCATTTCATTATATATATCTTCTGCACTTCTTAAATAAGCCATTATATCCCCCCTCTTCATTGCAATAAAAAAAGACCTAGAATCAATCTAAATCTATATAAAAAGAATCACTATAATCTCCATATACACTATTTAAAGTAAAATTAATTGAATATTTACTCTCTTCAAGATCTGTGTAAAAATTGCTTATTCCTGTAACATATTTATTATCTACTAAACAATCAACTAACATTTTATACGCAAAAGTATCACCATAACTTTTACTTTTACCAACCAACTTTTTAAAATCATTCCCATAATTATTTGAATATATTATATATTTACCTTTATCAATATGAATTTTTCTATAAGCCTGTGCTATTACTGCATCAATTCCATTAACTATAATTGGCTGTCCTTTTTCATTTAAAATTATTTCTCCAGTATCTAAATCAATGGCATAATCTTTAAGTAGTGGGGTTTCAGTTTCTTTAACATTATCTATCCTATTATTATAAAAATCTTCTGGAAATAATCCCATTACCACACCACCTCTAAAACAATATATTTTTGATATGATCTACCTGTTAAATTATATTCAGTACCATAACAATAAACATAAGAACCAATTTGTAACTTAGGCTGATGATGAATAACACTAATACTATGATTATGGTCTGAAGCTGTACTTGTAGTAATATTTACATTCTCATCCCATGCCAATAAATAAGGATTGATATAAAATCTGTTACTATTTATTGGAACCCCTCCTATTTCTATTACTAAGGGTTCCAAACTTACTACTTTTCCAATTTCCATAGGATCATCTCTAGTATTCTCGTTTTGTTGTTTATCAAAACTGTCCCAAAAAAAATCCCCAAAAGTTTTCATATATATTTATTCACCACCTTTAATTCAATGCTTTTTTTCCTTTTAAAATACTGATTGCTAAACAAACTTTTGCTGCATAATATTTTTTCTCATTAGCATTCCATCCTGGATTATGAGACTTAACATAATTATATAATGCATCTCCAAGCTCTTTCATGCTAATTGTTTTTATATCTTTACCAGATTCCTTACATGCCTTAATAACTGTACCTTCTCCACTATTATAGGCACTCATACTTACCCAAATAGAACTATATCCAGTTGCGGAACATTTTTGGTTATATTCTTCACAACCTTGTTTTATATTAGTTGCTGGATCACTAGAACCATTTTCTGTTTGGCAAAGACCTCTATAACTTCCAGTACCACATACAGGGTTTCCTTCACTTTCTATACAAATAAGACCAGCCATTGTATATGGTTCAATGCTATATTTTTTACATATACTTATTAAGTTATTTTTATAACCGTAATTATCCATATTTTTTATAAATGTAGATATATTAGATTCAACTCCATTTTTTATAGTATTCAAATAATCTGTAGGAATATCAACTGAACCTCCATCATACACTTTTAATGATTCTGGCAGTACTCTTCTTACTGCATATGTACTATTTCGGCTATACTCATGTTCCATGACATTAGTGCCAGTTTTCATAGCTTCAATACATTTCTTATCACCAGTATAAACAACAACATGGCCATCGTGTGGGAATACTAAATCTCCTGGTTCCCATTCGTCCATATTAGTACTATCAATTTGTTTTCCTTGTTTAAGTTGTTCATAGGTTGTTCTATTAATATGAAATCCTATCTCATTCTCAAACTGATTATAACAATATTGAACTAATCCAGAACAATCAAAGCTATCAGGACCTGTAGCTCCATAAACATATGGTTTACCTATTTGTTGCTTTAATAAAGGATATATCTTTGTCCATAAATCACTTCCAGATGATGAACTTGAATCTTCATCATCTTCAGTTGTATCGCTCCATTCCTTTTCATCCATAACTCTTGATGGTGTTAATGTAAGCTTGCTTATAAACATTCCATTAGGTTTCCATTCATGCTCTATAGACTTTATATACATTAAACAATCGCTATATTGTGATAAAAAAGGTAAATATACATGAACTCCAAAACCAACTCTATAATCCAAATCCCCTATACATTCAACTTCTATTTCTTCTACAGGCTTACAGTTTTCTGATAACATTCTTCTTGCTTTTACATTAGGATCTTCTTTATTATTCTTAATTACAATTTCTTGTCTTATTCCATATCTTCTCACAAGACTTTCTTGAGCAGTTATTGTATTATTTATTACTTTTTCTTCTTCATGAGTATTGGAATTGTTAATTCCTGTCTGACTTAAATTTAAAAGTTCATTAACTTTACTTGTACCTAATGCTTCAGCTTTTCCAATACTCATTGAACTCAAAACACTATTAGCCTGATTTCTAATTAATGCTTGTACTTTCTCAGTACCTAATGCTTCAGCCTTGGCTATACTCATGTGTGATAAGTTGGCCATTATTCATCACCCTCACCTTCAGCAGATTCACCAGTTTCTATATCTATAGGATTTCCTTTGCTATCATATAATTCAACTCTTGTTACAATGTCGCTTGCATCTTCTTTATAACTGAAACTAATTATATTACCATCTGGATTAGCAATGTTAGAACTTGAACATGGTTTAACAGTTTGTTGACTCCAATATTTATCGCATGCCATTAAATTTACATTACCAGCTGCATCCATAAACATATAATAAAAAGTACCGAAATTTCTATGAACTTCGGTAGCTATCATCATGCATGCATCATAAGCACTTTTATTCTTAATCATATGGTCTATTGTGATTTGGGACCCTTCTCCAGCTGGCCCACCTAATATTCCATCAACACTATATGGTATTTCAAACTCATCAAATAATTTACATACAGCATCAAATGCACTTATATTACTAAAATCTTTAACTCCAAATATTTTAGATTTTTTTAAATTTCTTATATAGTCATAAGCTACAATACTCAAAGATTCCTTATCAGCTTGTATAGTTGACGTTTCTATCTTTCCTCTAAAAATACATCTATCTCCAGAATATACTTCAATTTTCTCACCTGTTTTAAAATATAAGCTTGGTAATGCACTCGAATATACGCCATAGGCTAACGTAACTTTTAAACATTGAGCTACATTATCTAAACTACATGAATATGCTATAGAAGATATTAAATCTTTAACATTTTTGTATGTACCATCATCTAAATTGTAAATATAAACATCTAATCCTAAAGCCATTCAGTTCATCTCCTATCTTATCTTATATGCTTGACCTGGAATAATTTCAGGATTATCCATACTATTTAACTGCATAATCTTAATATAATAGCTACTATCACCATATAATTTCTTAGCAATCTGAAGTATGTTTTCTCCTTCTCCTGGATAATAAACTTCCGAGCTGTAATCTGTACTTCCTGCGCCACTATTAAATTTCGTATACTCTTTATACTCTTGAAACTGTAAATCATAATATACATTTCCAATTGCATCTTTTCTTCCATAATTAAATGATTTTATTTGACAGTAATAATATTCACCCCATGTATTAAACATAAAAACAAGGGGTGTTTGACTGTTTTTCCATTCCAATAAAGTAGCACAATAAAATGAATACGGATCCTCTGTTCCAGAACTTATATCAAAAGGATATTTCCAAACTTCATTTTTATTAGAATTTTGTCTCCCATTTTTATAGTGGTATCTAGCTTTGTTATTTCTTTTAGGAAAGAAACTTGATACACCCCATGTAGCTAATTTTCTATTCATTCCTACTGGAAGTTCTCCATAATTCATGAGTTTAATTGTTTGGCCATCTGAATCCTCATTAAACATTAAATCTGAAGGTGATATTGGTAATAATACTGTTCGGTCATTTAAATCTTTTGATGTATCACTATCTACTCTAAAATCTCCCATTTCACTATAATGTTTTAAAGTAGTTATTGCAATTTGAGAATCATTCAAATTATGAGTTGCCAATATATCACCTACTTTCTATTTGCCTGTGAATCTTCAAGTTCTTTTCGTAATGCATTTAATATTTCATCAATAGAAGAACCTGCATTAACATGTATTTCGTAAAAAGGCTTGTCATCACTCTTAATAATTTGAGTTAAATTATTTGCATCCTCTTTATTCATATTACTTTCTTCTATCATTTTAAGTATATTGGAGTCATAATAAAATAAAGTTGGTTCAGATTCTCTTTGAACCTTTTGATAATGATCTTCCATACCTATAGAGTTAAAAAAGCTATGTTGCTTCCCATTAAACCAATCAGCAGCATATCCTAAATAGTCATGTTTTGCCAAGTCTGCTAATAAATTCGCATCAGTCTCAGTGTTAATCATTTTGTTGTTTAGCACCATTTTACCTGCTGTTGAAAATGAATCTTCAATTTCTTTTAGTTTTCCACTATCAATAAAATCTTCAACAAACTGACTTGCTGAATCTGCTATTTCTTCAAATGCATTGCCTACTTTCTCCCAATCCACATTTTCGAGTAAATGTTCAAATGCAGTTGCAAATGAATTTATTGCTTTTCCTAAAGCTTCGCCAACATCATTCAATAACAATTGAGTATTATCTTTTTCTAACCAATTTGAAAATCCATCAATTGCTTTTTTAACAGAACTAAATACAGTAATTCCATCTTTTGCTTTGCCCGTATTATTAGCATCTAATCCTAACAAATCAACCTTTAAAGTTTCCCACAAACCTCCTAGTCTATCAACTTGACCGCCAAGAGTATTTGCATATTCCTTTGTAAGTCCATTATAATTAGTCTGCTTTTTTATATAATCAATTATAAGATTGAAGTACTGTTGTTCATCTTTTGCAGTTCCTTCTTTATTTAAGGCATTCTTAAATTGATTGTATTTTGATTTATCAGTTTTCTTTAATGTTTTTAAATATTCCTGTAATTTTTCATTTGATATTCCATAATTCATTTTAAGAGAAGATACTCTTCCTTGCATTGCATCAACTATACTGAATGCAATATGCTCTGCTCCAAGTTCTGGCTTTACAGATGCAGTATCTAACATAGCCATCAAGTCATTCTCATTCCATTGTATTCCAGTAGCTCCAAGCTTTTTTTCTATATTAATAAGATCAGTTTCACTATATGGAGTATCCTTTGCTATTTTAGTCCCCATTTGATAATATTTTAATCCTTGAGCTTCACCACCCATAAGTGTATCAAGTGCAACTCTTCCCTGTTCAAATGTAGTTGCCTGCTGCAGGCCTTCCTTAATTCCATCAATGCTTAATAATCCATCAGAAGCTTTGTTTAAAATATCAAATCCTGTATCTAATGCACTGTCAATAGTTTTTAATAAACTAACTCCTGCCATAGCTGCTGAGCCTATCAAACCTAGTTTCCCAAGAACTCCACCAAATCCACCAGATAAGAATGACTGTGCAAAATCTTTAAAACCATCATTCATATTAAACTCTCGATTTGAGTTTGGATTTTGATTACCTGTATTTCCATTCCAAATCTTATTTGATTCCTGTTTTGCCTTTGCATAAGCTTCCTGAATAGTCATTCCAAGCTTAATATATTTTTGAGCTAATCCTTCTACTGTCTTTTCTTGATTTTCTCTTACTCTATCATTAGCTTTATTTATAGCATTAGCAACTGTATCACCTTTAGAAATAAATCTTTGGGCAATTCTATCGATCTGTTGCGATGTTTTACTAGTTTCATTAACTATTTTTTGATTACTATTTACAATACTACTGGCAAACTGCTTAAATTTATTTTCAGCAGTTAATACTCCATTAACAAATCTTTGAAAAGAATTTGAAAATCCATCTTCTAAAGACAATCTTCCACCAAATATATTTTGATCATCAGCCATTCTTACCACCTGCCTTTATAAATGGATTTGCTATTACTCCAGTATATTCAGCCAAAGCCACATTATCTTTTGCAATTTCACTCTTTATGACCAACATTGAAGCTGTATAGAAACTTTTTTCTAAGGGTGTCATGTTTAAAAGTTCTTCTAAACATGCACCCTTAGTTGTTATGAAATAAGCATAACTATACAGTTCCATATCGGTCTTTATTAGTTTTTTAAGTCTTCTATTTCTTTTCTGTAAATTTCACCTGGTTCTAATATATTTAAACCATTAAGGCCTTTTATTATATCTGCAACTGCAAATAACTCGTTTTCTTTTGGGAATAATCTTTCAACTATTTTTAAATTTTGCTTACTGCATCCATAAGCATTAAGAAGTTTACTGTCTCGAAGATCATCAATGCTCATATATATTAATTTATACGTACCATCTTTGGCATTTTCATTCATTTTTTCTCTTACATCTGCAAGATCACCTTTAGAAAGTGAATGTGCTTCAAGCTCTCCACCTAATGTTTTTATATGTATTAAGCATCTTTGTTCTCCTGATTTTGCTCTTACTTTTTCTTTCTGTGCAATAATTTCTTCTATTGTTAACTTTGCCATATAATCATCCTTCCAAAATATTATTTTCAAATTTAAAAGAGTAGACTAAGTTATCTGCTCTACCAATCTTCACCATCATCAATTATATTCGTATAGTCTGCATTCTCAATCATAAATCCTGCTTCAAATGTATCTTCAGCAAAATCATTTTCTGATTTCAATTCTGACAACACAACTTCTCCATTAATCCAGCAGTCAGAAATAAATAAACTTTCTTCACCATCACCATCTGGAGTATAGTTTGTACTTTCAAAATCAAATTTGAAATCCTGTAGTTTTTTAGCTGCTGCTAAAATTGCTGGCTTAAATCGACTATATCTCCTATTCAATTTGAATGTAATTTTACATTCATAACTCATTGTAACTTCTCCATCACTAGCATGGTTCATTAGTGGTAACTTTTTTGTATTTGGCTTTATACTCACTTTAAGTTCTTTTAACTCAGCAAGTTCAACATTATTAACCTTCATGTAACCACTATTAGTCCTTACAATATCAGTTGGCTTTAATTTAGCCATATATGTTCACCTCCTATGCTACATACTGAAGATTAACAACTATATCTTCAATACAATCCATAATTTTTAAAGTAACTTTTACAAAAACATAAGTTTCTAATTTAGATTTAAGTATCTCTTCATCTGTCATATTTTCAGTATCAATTCCTCTATTTTCAAGATAATCTCTTGTAGCATCAACATCTAATTCAGCAACTGATAATTCATCATTACTTAAGTAACCTTCATTAGATAAAGTTTTTAAATACGTGTTCAACGAGTTAATTAATGTCTTTCTGTTTTTATATGAATTTCCTAACTTTCCAAAATAGCTAAATTTAAATATTTCCCTCATATCAGATTTAACAAGATCTATAACCTCAACAACTCTAATCTTTGTTAATGTTTCAGACTGATCACTTTGAATTGTCTGCAAAGAGTTTACCCCTCTGCTAAATACAATATTGCTTCCATCATTAAATAGAAACAATTCTCCTTTAGAAACGCACTCATCATTGTCGTCTTTTATATCGCATGATGTAACATTCTTTGCTGTATGATTTGTGATTGATTCATTAGGTCCAAGTACACATAATTGTGCTGCTACCTGTGCTGAATATTTATTAGATGTAATTTCACCTAATTCTTTTCCAGTAAAGTTTACAATTGCTTCACAATCAGATTTATAGTTAAACAAAACTCCTTTAAGTGGATAATCTTCATCATTACGCTGACTTTTTATAAAATCGGCAACAATTTTCATATCTGCCTCAGTTTCTACTTGTGGAGCAGATAACCAACCATTTAAACTTACTTTATTAAGTTGTTTTAATGCATCATTTAAACATCCAGTAATACCAGACTCATGATGTGAAACTGCAACGACAACTTTTTTAACTTTATAATCACTGAATGCAGTTGATATAATGTTCTTATTATCAGCTTCATAATTTTCAGTAACTTTTTTAAGTTTCGCATAAGTATACAATCCTTTTGCTACATTAGCATCATCAACAACTAAAAAAAGAACCCCTTTAGTGGCTCTAGTATTTACTGATTCTGCTAGTGCTTGGATTTTAAACTTTATACTTTGCATTGTATTGCTTGTTGACATTATATATCACTCCTTTCTAATTTTTCGCAAAAAAAGAATGACCAGCAAAAACTAATCATTCTTAATATTTAATTTTAAAATTTCCATTAAAGCTTCATAAGCATTATCTGGTTTTTCCTCAATTTTTTCACTCTTATTGTCAAAATAATTAAGAGTAAACATTAATGTTATATTATCCTCCGTATCTTTAATTTCTTTATTCAATATAGCAAGATTTCTATTTCCAACACATAAATTCTCATCAAATAATTCTTCTAGATCCTGAATCTTGTTTAAAGAGCTTTCTTGTGTTTTATTATCCTCAATAAATTCAACATACACATTAATTAATTTTTTTCTTAAATTGAATGCTGTTGAACTTTTTAATGGCGATAATATTATATAGAATAGTCCATTTTTTATTTCATTCTCACTTTTTTTCTTGTCTATTCTAATAGTTGATTTAGGGAAATTATCATCTAATATTTTTGCTATGCTGTATAATAAATCTACATACTTTATCATATTATATTCCTCAATTTAGTTTTTAATTTTTCATCCATACCATACCTTACAAGGATAAGACTATCTCTTACTACATGCTTGCCTGGTACATATGATTTTTTCAATTTCTTTCCTATTGCAGGAACATATCTTCCCGGTGTCTGCTTATGACCATTTTCATATGCTCCGGCATATGGTGCTCTGTCTGTATCATAACCTACCTTTACAGAATGTTTGCTACCTGTAACTCTTATTTCTCCACTAGTTGCAGATCTTCTAAGATTTCCAGTTTTAACACCAGTGCGGCTTTGTATTTCTCCTACACCCTCGGCGGCACTTTCTTTTAATGTTTCATCAACTGCATTAATAACTTTCTGGTGTGTCTCATGTATCTTCTTTATAAATGCTTCAAACCCAAAAGTATTACTCATTTTCTTCCACCTCTAAAACATTTATACTCTTAACTTCATTAAGAAGCATTTCATAATATCCATCATCCCATGGAGTTTTTTCAATAGAATAAAATTTATTATTAAATTCTATAATACAATCTTCAGTTATTTCTGGAATGATATCGCAAAACATACGTCTGCTGCACTCAATATTATATCCGTAATCTTTCTTTGCTTTCTCAGAACTATAGGGTTGCATATCGACCATTATAGGCTTATCATTAATCTTACTATATCCCTCTCTGTCGATACCATGTTCATCCTCATAAGAATTATATTCATAGATATTAATTTCTTTATCATAGAAAAAATCCATACATCCACCACCTAATACATTTTTATATAAGGAGTTGGAAGAAACATTTCTATATCTTGGGTTATTAATTTATATTCATCTGTATAAGTAACACTTCTATCCCCTTGACTCTTGCTCTTAATATTTTTATCAAGGTTACTAGACTTTTTAATATTTTCAGATACTACTTTAATAGCAATTCCAAAATTATCTTTAATATATTTATCACTAAAATTTTTATTAAGATAATTTCTAATAGCAACTATAGACATTTGCTCTAACTCTTCATCTGTAAAAATTAATGCCATAAATCCCCCTCCTTAAAAAGAAAAGAGAGATTATAAAACCTCTCTATGATAGCGTAATTGTTGCAATTCCTAATTCTTCCCCATGTGGAAGTGTAGGAAGTATTGTTGCAGCTGCTTTTGTAAACTCACCTACTGGATCAATAGATGTATAAGTTCCAACAAAGATTTTATTATCCAACATAGAAGCTTCTTCCATCTTTCCATCACCTATAAGCTTAACTTCTTCAGCTGTAAGCCCATAAATACTTTCACCTAATGTTTCATCACCAAACATAGCAATACAATTTTCAGGGAAATATCTAACTGTTGTAAATCCTTTTTTAGTTTCCTTTTTATATTTTCCTTCATAAACTACTATTTGTGGCAAGTCTAACTGTACTAATAATTCATTTAAAGCTGCTAATGTAACAATTTTATCTGAGTTAACTCCATAAATTGCTTTTCTTACACTATCACAGTTACAAATAGTTTTAACAAGCTTCCTTGATGTTAGTGCCCTTGTAGGTCTATAGCCACTTTCAGTTTCAACTGCATCAGCTAATGCAGTTAGATCATCTAATGGAGCATCCGTAGCAGGAGTTTTCCAAGTAAATTTCTTTTGATTTCCAGTTGGAACTTTATAATCTAGAGTTACTTTCACACCATTTTCATCAATTGCAATTTTACCTGTAGAAAGCAATTCCATTCTCATTGCTTCAACTCTTACTTTTACTGAATCTGTCATTTTCTCAGCATCATTGTAAAGTTGGCTTAATACAAATGCTAGTTCAGTATCAGTTCTTGGATTATTTATTTTTATTATTTCTTTTTCAGCAATCTTTATTTTTCTTTTTATAAGAGCTAAACTTGCAACACCTTTTTCAATTGCTTCTCTACTAGCAAGTTGTGTCTCAGTATCGAATGCATGTACTTCTGCACTTACTGGAAGACCTCCACTTCCTAGAATCATATCAAATTCAATATCTTGAATTTTTCTCTCTGGAAATAAACTTTCTCCTAACATTGGAGTTTCTTGTCTTTCTTTAAAATAATTAATTAATTCTTCTGTGTTAAAAACCTCTTCTAATCTTGGCATATATAATTCACCTTCCTATCTAAATTTTATACCTGGTAATGCTTTTTTAATTGCTTCTATTGCTTTATCTGCAAAACCATCTAATACTCTATCTGATCTTAAATAACCTTCAACAATAAGAGCACCTGTATTATTACCATTAGTTACATCTACAGTCTTGTAAAGCACTCCAACTGGTGTAGAACTTAAAGTCTCTGCTCCTGTACTTCCACTTTGTGCTACTATATTTCCATCAGCATCAATAAATGAACCTGATAAAACATATTTCTTCCCATTTTCATCAGTAGTAGTAACATTAGCTGCTAATACTGTTCCACTAAATGTTACTAGATTTTTTTCAGTAACTAAGATTTCTAAATCACTTTCATATGTGTTCTTTCTAAAATACATTTTCATTCCTCCTTATTTTGTAGCCCAAGGATCACTTGGAGCTGATTTACTTGCATTTGCTTTTGCTGCTATGGAAGCACCTATACTCATAGTTTTTCCATCAGCACCTTGTCCTGGAACATAAGAATTACTTTTCATTTTACTTTCAACTGCTGTTTCTATCTCCTTTGACCAATCATCAGCTAATGTATCTAAATTAGCTTTAGTACTATCCAAATCTTCTCCTAAGAACTTTTCAACAAAGCCTGTAGGAAGTTTCTTTTCTGATGCATACTTCATTGCATCTGATAATAAATCTTTTCTAGCACTAGCAGCTCTTTCTTTTGCAAGTTCTGCTTCCAACTCTGCAAGTTTTTTTTGCGTAGGATCAGTTATTAAATCAGGATATTTAGTAGTTATTTCAGTTCCAAATTCCTTTTCCCATGTCCCATTTTCTTTCATAGTCTTCAAAGCTTTTGAATAATGCTTATCATTTTCTGAATCTAAATAAGCCTTAAAATCTTTGTCAGATTTAACTTTTTCTTTAAATGTATCTAATGTAGGCTCCACCTTAAAAGTTTCCTCTACATCTGTGCCTTTAAGTAATTCATTAATATCATCATCATCCTTTAAATTTTTGATTTTTTCCATAATTTCTGATTTTTTCATTTATATATTCCTCCTCAAATCCTCTACAGGCTTAAATAAAAGACCATAGAACACTTTTATTATTTTCAATGATAAATTTATCGACTTGTACACTCAATCGCCCACAAATCGAATATTTTGTATAAAAATAAAGCCTGTTTAATGACTGTTGCTTAAAGTCAATTATTAATCTTCTAATCTATCTATTCCATATTGAACAGCTATTTCATGTTCAATCTTGCAACCTCTTGCATTTCTCCAATCTCCACCGAAATAAGCAACATCAGCTTGTGAAAGAAATTGTATTGATTTTCCTAAATACCAAACAGGTATACTTTTATTAATTTCTCCTGGATAATCTTCAATAAATGAATCTATTAATTCTACAGGCTCACCTATTTCCTTCTCTGCTTTAATACGAATTTCTTCTCTTGCTTTAAGAATTTCTTCATCTTTTAGTCCTCTCATTGGTTGTGATATAAATAATTTTTTCATCTTTCAATTCCTCCTAAAATAAAAACTTAAGTCCAAATGTTATTAAAATACCTATAATAGTTAAATAGCCAAACATAATTGAAATAAACCCAAACTTAAAGAACTTCTCAAACATAGATTTCCTCCTAAAATAAAAATAAGCCTTATCTAGGCCTGTTCATAACTGTATATAATTTCTTTTTTCTTTTAAAAATACAAAAGCACCACTTAAAAATATTAATCTGAATCCACGACTCTGCATATTTAACTCCATTTTCAACATACGTTGTTAAATGATGATGGATCATTTCATCCCCTCCTTAAATTTTTTCATAATAAAAGCACCTACTCTTTTTCTAAGTAAGTGCTTATTATGATTGATAGCTTAAAAACTCTTTAATTTTATCATTTTTTACAGCTCTTATAACTTTACTTATAGCTATCAGCGTTCCCTTTTTACCAATACGCTTATCATCTGATTCTTTAATTAATTTATACTCATCTGGATTGTTCAAGAATACTTCAATTTTACCATCAAGATTATCTTCATCATATCCATATGAATAAATCACACTATTATTATTTTTTTCCAATAATTTTAGTAAGACAATCATCTTCTCCGAACTCTCCTTTCTCAGATTCTAATTTTTTATGCCAATCATATTTTTTAATAGTTATATCATGTGCTTGCTTATTGGTTAAATTATACCTTTTTTCAATTCCACTTTCAAGATATTCATGTCTTAATAATAAAATGTCTCTATCTTTAAAATCACCATTTATTAACCTTTGCCACGCAACTGACATATCATAATCAGGATCAAGTTGCCTTATTCCATCAAATAATACATGTTTATCATTGTAAAACACATGATTTTTGATTTGAGCTATCATTTTTTCTGAAAATCCTACATTCTTAGATATCATCTTTATGTCATCATTTCTATCCCTTATTAAATCATAATAATCTTTTGCTTCATCTTCTCTTCTATCATTCCAAGCAACATCACCTATAGTATATTTACCACCAGTTTGTCTAAACTTACTTACCCATTCTTCATAGTCTTGCCAAATCACTCTACTCTTAGTCTCATTATCAAGTCTCTCTGAAGGCCTCCAACCTTTATAGGGCAGATTAACATAAGTGCATCTGCAAAAATTATGCTGTGGCAAATCTACAGGCTTTCTGTCTACTAGGTATTCCTTACCATCATACTGACTGCAATTACTACAAGTGTTATGACATAAAGTTGCTAGGTAAAGAACTCTTTTTATGTTATGATCTTCTCTCCAGACATCATTCATACCCTCCTGAACTCTTGCAATATTATCTACTACAAGTCTTTTGGTATTAAATGCATTTGAATCATATTTATTCTTTATAATATCTTCAATCTGATTTACTGTAGTTTCACCCTTCAGGAACTTCTTTATTTCATTCCTTAAATCAGCAGCAGTTTGATTTTTATTATTCCATAGCCTGTCACTCCAAAATTTCCCATAAACTTTTGTATTAATTATTTTATCTAATATGTCCTGCTTTATTGGAAGTAAATTATAATCAGCTTTCATACCTAAACTATCTATATAATTATTAGTGTTATATTTATTTTCACCAATATACTTTAATAACTGCCCTGTCTTTATAGTCTCATATTTAAGTTCAGATTGAATTTTGCTATTAATTAATCCATTTATCTTGGATTGTAATTTAAGTTTGTCAGACTTACTAATAGACATAATGGATTCAACTATAGAATAAGATAACATTATTTTTGCTATTTCATTCAGAATGCTATCCCTATTTTTTTTCTGTTCCTTATGCATCTGTAGTATTTCTTCATCACTTTTACTATTTAACTGATTTGTAAAATATAATTGCAAATATAAATATTCTTTTTCTTCTTCAGTTAAATCATAACTTGATAAAATCTTTAATATTTCTTCTCTATTCATTTTTATCAACTACCTTATCAAGATCTACTTCATTTTCAAATTTTTGTTGCTGTTCTTTTTTTACCTTCTCGGCTTCAGCAACTTTATTGTTAATATAACTTAATAATCCTCTAGCTGTATCTTTAGATACTATATCTTCTGGAAGTTGTGAAAGCATTTGAGCAGTACTTAAATCGTCAGCTGGAATATTTGGTGTATAAATTATTTTAGTATCCTTATAGTCATACTCTTTATTTTTCTTCATATCTAGATACATAAATAAGAATCTAATCCTATTCTTGACAATATTGCAATGAGCTTTAGTTTCAAGCTTGCATTTATTCCCCAACACAATTAATCTAGATTGAAGTGTAACACCACTTAAATTACTCTGAAGTTTTTCATTATGGTTAATATGACAAGCAATCTCATACATAGTATCTTTGTATCTATCTAAAGTATTGCTGATAAATGTATCTTTAATATCTTTAATTAGCCATGTTGCATCTGCTTTTTCGCCTGGTAGCTGAATAATTCCCTTTTTCTTCATTTTTTTAGCCTGATCATCATCAATTGAAGCATTTTTAAATAACAAATAAGCATTTCTAAAATCACTTATTTCATTACCACAGTCACTTAAATTTGTTTCAAATGCATCCTGTAAGCCTTTTATATCTTTGTATAAACTATCATCATAATTTTCTTCACTTAACTTACCTATAGTAACAGGAACTTCTCCAAACATATTTTCACTTGGTTTAGCAATTTCATTAAATTTTCCATCATAATGATAAATATAATCAGCAGTATAAACATCAATATAAGATGTAGTTGTATCAAAATCATTTTTAAAAGCATGAATAAAAAATAAAACTTTGCCTGAAGATTTATCATAATATGCATAACCTTCAGTTGGTTTTATAATCTTGCTACAAAAATCAGCATTATCATCAATATAGTATAATTCGTAAATTTGAGTAAATATTAAAAGATATTTCATAACATCAGTATCGTGTAATTCATCCCAATGAGCTGTATAATATTCAATATCCTTTATCTCACTTGAATTATCATTCCTAGACTCATAGGTAATATCATTTCCTAGAGTATAAGCAACTTCTTCTTTAATAAACTTCTTAAGATAATTAGTGTTTATCTTAAGATTACTTCTTTCAGTAACAAATAAATATTTTTTTATAGCATCTGTATTGCCTTTATAATATTCATACATTTTGCTATAAATATTTCTAAAAACCCAATAGGATCCATAAGCTTTTTTAACTAAAGCTAAATGTTCTGAATTACTAAGGTCCAGTCCTATTTCTTTTTTAAATAATTGTTTAATTAAATCACTGATTTTCAAACTGTATTCCTCCTATAAACCAAAACTTCGTCTATCTAATATTTGTATTTTGCTAACTGTTTTTATTTCATCAACTTTAATCCAAAATTCAGCTGCACTATCTGGAGCATCATCATGAACACTATACTTTTGTCCTGAAAATTCCATAATCTGATTAATAAAATCTTCATCTTCAGAGCAAAAAATAAATTCCCCACGATTAATGTAAGGAATTATAGTTGATATCTTATCATCTTTATTTTTTCTTTGAGCTTCATTTATGATAGTAATATTTTTATATTTTAATATTGGATGTTCCTTTATTTTCTTTTCCAATTGATTTGCATCAGCTCCACTGAAAGTATTCTTTTCTATGCTTACATGCGTAATATTTGGATATTCTAATAAATATTCAATCATGTGGTCAATATACTTATCAAATTCTTGTCTTGCATTTATTTTTGCAAGTTCACCTTTGCGGCAGTATTTAAATCCATTGCTGCAAGTTGAACCCACCATATATGCGCTATAGTCATTTTTTCTACCTCCACTAGATGCTGGATCTACAATTAGCATGGTTTTTATAAAATCATGTGTTTCAATAGTGTTCCTATCTTCAGTACGCATAGACTTAAACCACTTTTCACCTATAGCATCTACATCACCTTGGACCTCTTGTTTAAATGAGTTTGGATTTTCATAATAATCTAATGCTAAATCTAAACAATCCCAAAATTCTGGCCATAACTTACAAAATTGCATTTTTGATTCATTCTTATAATAAAACTCTTTAGCATCTTCTAAATGGTCAGGATTATTAAAATTATTTAATATATTCTTAAACTCTAGCCATAACCCACTATTGAAATATTCATCAACATTATCAATATCAACTCCTCTATATTTCTTAAATTTCCATGTAGAGCTCTTAAGAAGTCTGCTATAAAAGCACTCTTTATGCTGCTGAGTTCCCCAAGCCATTAGTACAGTACCCTTTTTAATAATCTTACCATTACGTTTTACAGGTCTTTGCTTTGCAAACTTAACATCATCAGAATATCTTTTCCATTTCTTTTCCCTGGCTTCCTCAGTTCTTACATCATCTTCACTTTGGTAATCATCTAGAATTATAAGATCTGGTCTTACATTCTTATATTTTCTACCTCTCATAGGAGATGTTGAGGAAATAGCTTCAACAAAAGTTCTATTTGTAAATTCAAGTTGAGTAGCATTACATTTATAATCTTTATTACCATCATCAAGCATTTTACCAAAAGCATCTTCAATATATTTATTTTCAATAACATTATCTTTTATATCTTTGATAAACTTTTCAGCTGTACTTCCTATATCAGAACATATCAATACATATGTCTTATGTTTATATGACATACTCCAAATACTAGGTCCTAAAGTACCAAATGCACTTTTACCAGTACCTCTACTAAGAACTCTACCTAATTGTTCAGGACCATCACCTACAATAGATTCTTGTATATCATGCCATAATTCTTCATGAACATCTGCTAATGGAGCTGCAGCATTATCTTCTTTTGGCAAATATATATCTTGCAAAAAGTATAAACAAAAGAACTCTAAGCTTATCTGCCCCAAAGACCAAGCTAGGCCATGGAATCCAAATAAATTCTTAGAGTTCTCTAACATCTTGTTATCTGTCAATTCTTCAGCTTTTTTATCATCTATGCCTATATCAGTATAGGATTTTTTTAAGAAGTGATAAAGCAACCATTTGTTTCTAGCTTCATCACTAGGGAAATCATATGGAATTTTCAAGCTTTATCACCTCCACTTTATCTTATTTCAAGTTGTGATTGAATTTCTTGCTTCTTTAAATCAAATAATGTATACAGTTGTTTTTTCGCTATAGAAATAATTTCTGATTTTTCTTCCATAGTAAATCTATGTCCAGATAAATCAACACTTTTTTTGATACTCTCATAATGCAAAGAAATACCTCTTCCAGCATTATTTAATTCTCTCAAACATCTTTCTAAGTATTTAGTATCCATCTCTTTAAGTTCATGAATATAATTATTACAATCTCTCCATTCTCCTAAAGAACAATTTAAATACATACACCCACTATTTTGAGCAATTTCTTTTATCCCATGTGCAACTTTATCTTCAATTTCACTTAAAACTTCATTTTTCATTTAAATCTCTCCTTCCATAAAATACAATATTCTATAAAAAGATTTATAATCCTTTGTGTATTTTAAATACTATCATTGGATATACTTCATATTGAGGTGTTGATTATGAATATTTTTTTGAATAATACATTATTAATTTTAAATATTGGAATAGCTTGTCTTACAATTTATAATCTTATTTCTGAAATAAAAAAATATATTCTAAAGATAAATTAAAATAATTCTCTGACTTTTTAAATTTGCTACAAGAATTGTGAAACTGGTCGACAGTATTTTGGCTTAGTCCCAATTTAGAACCTACCCCTATAAGCCTATTTTCACATCAAAGTATTTCCCAATCCATTACATTAAGGTCAGACTAATTATTTCGCTAAACGTTTATTTAGTTGAAAAGATTAATATACAACAATGGCTTAACCATGCAATTTATATCAATTTCGCTTTTTACAAAGGTCAGACTTTTAATCAAATATAGAGTTTTTCCAATAGAAGTTAAGTAATACTATCCAAAACTCTCTTAATTATTTCCCAACAACTTTAAGATTCTTGATATCATCAAGTTCACTCTTCAATGTATTAATATCTTTATCACCATCATCATCACCAGTAGAGTTACTCTTATTATCTATACCAGCTGTTGCCTTACCTAGAGCCATCTCTATTATAAACTTATTGGCTTGAAATCTAACACGTTGATCTGTCTTTTGATTAGCCATATCATACATATTATCTATACATGTGCCAACATTAGAAACAATTCTATCTTGAGCTGTCTTTTTAAGTTGTTCTCTTCGCCTATCTAACTCAGCCATAACTAATGGTTCTTTTTTCCATGCATAAATAGTAGGCCTTGATACATTACATGACTCTGCTATTTCCTTAATGCTAATACCACTTAAGAGCATATTAATCATATCATCTTTTTCTTTAGTAATTATATGAGATTCAACTGCCATACTATCACCTTCTCACTTTACATTATATTTTACACTTATTCTCCCCATAGACAAGACTTAATCCATTTAATGATAAATTATTCATTAATGAAAAAACACTCTCTAATCTCCTTTAAATACACTTATAACAAAAAGCAACTAAATAAATTAATACTTAGCTGCTTTAAATATATTAGGTGGTAATTTAAAAGGGGCAAGAATTATGTTTAGGAGCTCTTAAATAACTCTTTCAACAATATCATTATAACTCTTTATTTAATCAAAAATATGTTAAATAACTGTTTTATAACTGGCTTAAATCTGTATTATAACTGTGTCTTAACAGTTTATTATGGATAGATAAGTGTACTTAACTTATTAATAATCTTATTACGTATTTTAGTACAATAATCTTTATCAAATCCTAGCTCTTGTCCTACTGATATCCATGTTCTTTTATCTCTACCAAAGTATCTTAAATCAACTAACTTATATTCATCAGTAGTTAATTGTTCTAGTGCTCCATCAATTTTTATTTTTAAGTTCTGGTTATACTTCAATTTGCTTTTCAGAACATCTATCTGCTGCTTAATAGTTTCTTCCCTTTTAACTACTTCATTTTCTACTACTGAATTAAATGCATTAGTTGGACTTGATTTTTCATCATAACTGATTGCTTTTACTGTAATATCATTTTCTAGATCATCTATATCAATTTCAATATTCTTAATTTTAACTGCAAGACTTTTATAATTATAAAGAGTTGCTTCTGTTTTCTTAAACTTATCTTCCAAGCATATCACCTTCCATATGTTTGATTTCCGCTTTTAACTGTTTCTTTTCATCATATAATGGTTTTAAGTTTATAGCATATTTACATCTAAATGCTTTTTTTATTTGCAAATCTATTTCTTTTAATCTATCTTTTTTTATCTGGAGCATATCAAATTTCATTAATTCACCTCATTTTATCTAGGTTACATTTTATTTGTAACCACTCAATACTAGTAATATCAATACATTGAACTATGGTTACAAAAGTTACACTTTATAAATTCTATGTGTGCAACTTTATATAACATGTATATCTCTTATATATATAATATATATATTTATATTTATGTAACTATGTAACTATATATATATAAATGGCTTAACGGTGCGCATTTGCTCGGTTACATTTCGGTTACATTTTGGTTACAAGTTACACTTTTTCAGAAACCAATTTTTTACAATACCTATAAAAAAGTGCTTCAAACCATTGGCATTAGTGATGTAGAGATGGTTTTTACTTTTTTCAATTCTTTAAAAGTACTCTAACCTATTGGAATTACTGGCTTCGAGTGCATTTTATCACTTTCAAAACCATGCTCACATCCCTATTCATGCCATTCTATAAAATCTCATGCTTAAAATCTTTTAATTCCTGTAGAGTTTTCATTATTTTATCAATTCCACTTGATGCTGAAAGTATAACTTCATCATCTACTATACTTTTAAATGCTGATTCTAAATTCGGATGATATGAAATTACTTTCCATACTGGCTCTGGGTTAGGTTTTTCATCAGTAGCTTTTGGAGTGATTTTCTTCTTCACTACTAAATTTAAAGAATCATAAGTATCAATCTTATAAATATCACTTAAATGTATTACAGGCTCTTCTTTAATTCCAATATCACCTTCAGGAATATCATTTAATTTGTCCTTATGTTTTATTTCTATATCAATGTTATTTATATCTTGCTTAAGCATATTTAAGTAAATACCTTCCGGTGTATGCTCTTTTATTACCTTGTCCTTATTTTCAAAAAACTCCATGAGTTTATCTTTTTTATTTTCAGTAATTGATCTACAGCCATAAGCTTCTAATACATCATTTACATTTTTATATTCTAATAAGATTTGTTCACCTTTCTCTTGCTGTTTTTCTTTAGATCTCTCAATCTTTTTTGCTTCTGTTTGAATTAATTTATCTAAATCATTTTTATAAAGCTTTAATGCTTCAATTCTATTATTGTTAATCATTTTATTTTCCCTCCTGCTCTGCAATAATCCTATTCTCTATTGAATTGCTATTTCATGTGTTTTCATATATTAAAAAATAAATTTTTCTTAAGTCAAAAATCTTAGATTTGAATACTTAACTTAAAGTTACACATAATATATTTGTTACTTTATAATAATTATTAAGGGGATATTCGATGAAAAAATATATAATAATCTTCTTGATTTCAATATTTTTGCTATTCAATTTAACCTTTTCCATATTTGCTGTTAATATTTTTAAAGAAGGTGTTTATAAAGCGGCTGATTTTAATTTTTCGCCTAATAATGCTCATATTGTTCAAAACGTATCATCAAAAGATAGCATTTATATACTTCTTTTTGATGAAAATCAACGTCAAATACAATCTATACGATTAGATCCTAAATCTGAAAAATATAATCTATTGCCACTTAAACCTAACTATAGAATTGTAATACTAGGTAATGGAGAAGTCTTTATTGATTAAAGGACACTTTTTAGTGTCTTTTTATTTTTTCTCATTTTATAAGAATCGCGAACTAAAAAATACCGCATATTCATTTTGAATAATACGGTATTTTCATAATTCAGTCTATAAACTGGGATTTAACCTTTCATTATAACTTTCAACAAATCTGTATAATCAAAAGCAAATATATTTGTTTTGATTTTATGGTCAATAAGCTTAACTTTAGAAATCCCCTCTCTATACAAAACAATATTAAAATCGGAACACTCTACACCCACAGTTTGCATTGGAAGATAACATGAACTATATCTTATACCATCTGGAATATCCTCAGAGAGAATATTGCATAATTGATTTGTAAGATTGTAATATTGCTCAAGTTGATTTAATACTCCAAATTTCATAGGAAGTTGTAATCCACCATTTTCAATTAATTTATTCGTGTTTGCAAAATCATCTAATGTTAATACACCATAATAAGAATCTAAATAGGAAAATAAATCTTTATTTCTCTGACTACGGGAAGGTGCTATCAAAAAAGCATTTAAAACCATTCCCGCCAAGTTATGAAGTATATTATTTGAATCATATGTTAGATAACCTCCAACTTCAATATCCTCATCGACTTCATAAATCCCTAATGCATATTTATCACCTTTTTTTATATGGGTCTCTAACATACAAATCGTCTCTGTGCTTCCTAAATATAGTGCTTCTTGTCCTTCATTATTTGCCCTATTTTGCCGCTTATGTGGTGGGGCTCTCCATTCACTTGGATTTGAAAAATCGGTATCAGTCTCATAATATCTAATACGATATAACTTGGTTCCTTTTGGAATAATACTTTTACCAAAATCATATTTTACACCTATTTTATATAATGTAACGTAATTAACAATTATTTCAAATAAATTGGAAGTTTCCCATAATAGATTATATTTTGCTTTTTTGATATCATCATCACGTCCACTACCTAAGCTCTTAATGTATTTATAATATGCCTCTTTTATATCTACTTGTGCCATCAATGTTCTCCCCTATAAATTCTAATTTATCATTTATTAAAAAACTACTAACTCATATAATAATACAATTATGAGTTAATTATAACATGTTTTTCTAATACCATATTATTCAATTTTCAAAGATCAGATTTCCTTAACTAGTTCGCAATATCTGCATATTCTGAACTATTTATTAAACACACCTTCAATAACTTTTTGTTCTGCCTTACTTATGTAAGACTGATCATATATTTCTGGTTCAACTATTGCATCTAAGTGTAAATTTCTAAATTTAGATGCACTATATTCATCAAATCTAGCTGCCTGTCCTTCAATTTTAAATACTTTACCAGATTGTTTTAATAGATATCCTGCTTTAGCTGCTTGCTTTTTAAAATCTCTCAGTTTTAAAGGAACAACTTCTGCAGATCCATAATCCTTTACGAACTTAAATATCTCATTAATCATTTCAGATGTTCTTATAAACAAACCTTCACCAGTATTTTTAACTATATCTTTAGCTTTAAATATCCTACCATTTTCGATTATATCGTTATAAAGAACTAACATATTTTCAACTGTAGATCTTGTATCTTCTTCATTTTCAAGAATTTCTTCTTTTATATTCTTATAAATAAATTCTTCGTAATTCTCAATTTTTTTAAGATTAAAATTCTCTAATAAAATATTAAATATTTCAATACCTGCTGCTATGCTTATTGCTGTATCAAGAGCTCTTTCTTTTAAATTTTTGAAACATGATCTTTTACTGTTTCTAATTGCTTTGTATTCTTCTGGCTTTAAATTAAGAATTGTATCAATTATGGTTCTTCCAAACCTATTAAGGATTATTTGATTATCAATCATCCATTGCATTACATCTCTATTTTTCTTAGTACGTTCATTCCTTGAAAGATACACTATGCAACTTCTAGTTATAAGAGCTGTTTCTGAATTTGGATAAGACTCTTCTCCTGCCATTATGAGTGGTCTAGTCAATTGAAATGATTTAACATTAAGTGTTTTATCACCTTTGTTTATTACCTGCCTATCATATAAATCTCTAAGTAATCCACTTAGTTTCTGCATCTTATATTTATCCATCATGCTAGGCTTAAACTCATCATAAAGGCTTGGATAATTTCCTGTGCTTAAATCCCTTTGCATTGCCCAGTTACTACTATTTCCTATAGACTTCTTATTTTCTACTGGATAATTAAGTATTTGTGCTATTACTTTTTCTAAAATAGTTGATTTACCAGATTGAGATTCGCCTACTATAAGCAGATGTGGAAGCTTTTCACCTATTTCTTGATTTTGATATATTGCAAGGTCATTTATAACCGTTCCAATAATACTGATTGCCTTGCTAGTTTCAGTAAATTTAAAAATATGTCCTTTTAATTCTTTAATTTCTTCTCTTGAGATACTTTCAATATCTAAAATCTTTATATCATTATTATTTGATATTAATGAGTGATTTACTCCTATACCATTTATTGCTCCATCTCCTGTAACTAGATTCAATACTCCATCTTTCACAATAAATTTATCTCCAGTATATATCTCCTCATTCTCTAAGGCCCAGTATTTATTAATCCAACTCTTTAGATCTGTAACATCATCTGGTTTGCCTTTAAATGCCAGGTCCAAAGTCCCTAGGAAATTTTTAAAAGCTTTTACATCATCAAATTTGGAACTTGGACCTATTCTTTCAATAAGATCTCCAGTATTACTTTTTAATAGAAGCCTTACTCCTTCCCTATCTTCTTCAATGAATCTAAGTCTTTTAGCTTCTACTACTTGGAAATCAGTTAAATATTGCTTTTTGTACTCATCAGGATTTGTTTTACTTGGCCATGATCTATAAATCCCATGTGAATCTTGCTGTAATTCGTAATTGTCTTTTAAATTTAAACTTCTGCTAAAGGCTCTAAATAAATCATATCTATTATGTCCAAGATCTTCTAACCAGTCTGTAACATCTTTATTATCACCAAGCTTCTTTAGTCCTGGAAGATTAATTACTTTAAACTCAGATGCAATTCCAAAAAATTCTTTTTTAATTTCATCTATATATTTAGTACCTGCTTCTCCTGTATCACCAATGACATATATCCTCATATCTTTTTGCTTTATTGGTGTATAGTCTTTTACTCCTTTTATAGATGTCGCTACGTACTCTGTATTCTTCAAAGTATTATTTATCATATTGGCATCTTTTTCGCCTTCTACAAAGACTATAACCTTATTATTTTCAATTGCATTAAGTACATTAAATAGATTGTATGGAACTTCATCAGTTCCTCGCCTATTTGCTACTTTTCCATCTTCATCAAAACAATAATATGGAGTTTCTTTTTTACCATCAGGCTTACGGAACTTAGCTTTATAGTAAATCGGAGTATTATCCTCATCTACAAAAGTAAATAATCCTAAAAATTTATAATCTTTTTTAGTATGCTCTAGCTGCCAATCTATATAGTTTCTTACTTTATCTTCTGAAATTTCAAAGTCATTCTTTTTAACCTCAAGATCTAAATATTCCCTGGCTGCATTATAGTCAATATTTTTATAATTAGATATAAAATCTATTGCATCTCCAGTAGCTCCACACCCGAAGCATTTGTATTTTTGTTTATTTCTGTCTGGGAAAAATCTAACTTTCATAGAAGGCGTTTTTTCTTTATGAAAGGGACATTTTATATATCCTTCCCTGTTAAATCTTTCTCCAGTTTCCTTTTCAATTAGTTTATTTAACTCGATATCATGTAGTTCATTCAAGCCTTGTCCCTCCTTATAGGCCAATTAATTATTTTCGTTTCTTGGATTTTGATTTTTTATCTTCATATTCAATTTTTCTATTAAATTCTTTTGCAACAGATTTTCTTTTGTGTATAATTTCTCTCATTCTTTCAATATTCTTAAGTTCATCTTCTGTATATTCACTAAGTTCACATGCGTATGGACATGTAGGACATTCTTTTACGTAAGGTATACTTATATCGTCAAGCATTTTATACAAAGGACATTTTTCATAATTAGCAGTACATCCAACACATCTTACTGCTGCGATATCCTGTAATACTGGTTCAAGTTTTTCTCTTTCAATTACCGCATACTTTATATTATTTCCAATATCCCTAAGTAACTTCTTGACTGTAAAATCATCCACCAATTTATAATCAAATTTATTAAGTTGTTTATTAAGTCTTTCCATTTCAGTTGCACTTAAATTTTCTTCAAGTTCGTAACAGAATTTCTTAAGATATGTGTAAGTCATCTTTATATTTTTCTGCATAGTGCCAGTTAACATTCCACGGTCTTTCCAATCTTCCCAAACTGGATTATTTGTATGCACATCTAACCCTCTAAGTCCATCACAATACTGGATATAAGCTTTAGATATCATGTAGAAATTTTTCTCTTCAGAAGTTAGATAAGCTCTCTTTAAATTCCCCATAACTACAACCTACCTTTTACTACTGGAATCCTTCCAGCTTGATTATTTTTCTTTTCACTTATTTTCCTAAGCATTATAAGTTCCACATCATCTAAAATCATCTTTGATTTATCTAATGAATATCCGTTCTTTTTAAATGCTTCTAACAAACAATCAGTCCATAATTCTTGATAAAATTTGATTTGTTTGTTTACTTCACCATTAATAAATTCCTGATTTACCTCACTTTGAAAGACATTAAATTGCTGCTCTGTCATCCTGCCTTTAATGTGCTTCTTCATTTTTCTGTTTTCTGCTCTGCCCATTCCAAACAACTCCTTCAAGCCTCTTTAATTTATCTTGTTTAATTTCATCAACTTTTTGACTGTTATATATAATCCTTAGCTGCTTACACATTATTTCAACGTCCGCTATCTCCTCCTCAACATTGTGAGTTTTACATCTTATCGCCTTTGAAATAGCTTGTATTAATTCTCCACACTCTTCCATAGCAACTACTTGTTGAATTGCTGCTCCAAATGTATCTATTGCTCTTTTGCAAATTAAGGTTTCCTGGTCCTTAGTTATTTTCTCCATCCTGCTCTCCCCCTTCATAGATCTGTCCTTCTTTTAAGAAATTTCTTACTCCATAATATAAGTGTCTTGCTATGTGATAGGCGCTTTCTGTATTGCTGCAAAATGTAGCTCCCTTGGTATAATTAGTCATTAATGAAGTAAACTTTCCCATAAATGCCTTAGGATTATATCGGCTTCTATAATCTCCAGATTTAATATTTTGTAATCCTCTAGGATCTTCGATAACAAAGTAAATATCAATCCCTTTTGCTTTTGCCCTTATAAGTTCTCTTTCAAGTCTTATATCATCTCTTGTATCACACTTTTCTGCTAAGTTACCCGCAAGTTCATCAATTGAATTCTTACGCTCTACTCCTATAGGGAAGTATAGATCTCTTGGTATTCCCATTTCTGGCTTAGCTTGTATTATTGCAGTATAATCACCTTCATCAATCTTTTGCTTTTTATATTTGAATTTCAAATCATCTAATCCCAAAAGTACATGTTCATTTACCTGCTCTCTTGTGTCATATAAAATCATAAAATTTTCTTTCATTAGTTTTTTAATCTCTGTATCTGAGAATCTATATTTAACAATTGCCACATTATCACCTCATGTTTATCAAGTTCTCCGCATATCTAAATTGTTGTTTTATATATGGATCAGTTTCTTTTCCTCCACTTGATAACCAATCAGATATTCTTCCACTTATATCTCTCAATGCTACTGTTGGTATCATATCTGATTTATTTACCAAGTCCTGAATAGTGTTTATTTTTATCATCGTTACCTCTCAATTGAATTTCATGTGAGAATAAGAAAATATAACAGATTTGTTCATATCTCTTATTCTCATATTATTTTAAAATGGCATATCTCCGTCATCCACAGCTTCTAATTGATCATCTACTTGTCCTGGAACTGAGTATTCGTTAGTTTGATAGTTGGTTTGGTTTTGGTTATCTGATTTACTATCAAGAAACTCTATTCCTCCAAAACTATCTGCTACAATTTCAGTTGCATATCTTTTAGTACCATCTTGTGCATCCCATGTTCTAGTGGTTAGTTTTCCTATTACTGCTACTTTTGAACCTTTGTGAGTGTAATTTACAACTGCTTCAGCACTTTTACCAAATACAACTATATTAAAGAAATAAGTTTTCTTATTGTCTCCAAATCCATCATCAACAGCTATACTAAAATTTGCTACTGCTGTTCCGCTTCCAGGCAAATATTTTAATTCTGCATCTTTAGTCATACGTCCTATTTGCACTACTTTATTCATTCGGGTATCCTCCTATAAGTTCATTTTCTGTTGACCAGCTTTTTCATAGTCAATCTTGTATTCTAATATATTACTTGCTTCTAAATCTGCTGTGTGTAAACAAGCGCCACTCTTATATTTGTCCCATGCTGCACTTAAGGTCCTATAGTTATCTTTATTTTCATATCCACCCATATGCCATCTAATACCCAGCATTTCTTCTCCAGATAGCTTTATAAATGCCTGTATAAGTATTACTGATTTTTCACCATGACCACATGGAAGTGAATCATCAACGTCATACCATGGAATTACTACCCACTTGCCATCAATTTTCTTATTTCTAGTTGTTGGCTTATAGAAATTAGCTTTACACATATCATGTAACAAAGACATTAATATTACTGAATCCTCTTTTAAACCTAATTCATATCTTTCATTCTTTTCCTTAAATAAGTTGTATACATTTAAACTATGTTCAACCAAAGCCCCCTCATAGTTTCCATGAAACATTGTCGAAGCTGGAGCAATAAAGAAATCTGTTTTTTCTAAATATGCTATTAATTTGTCCATACCTTCTCTATTAACTCCTTTTAGTAGTTGTAAAAAACGTTCTTTGTTTGATTGAATTTTGTTATTGTCCATAATATTAGTTCCTCCTAAAATGGATCTGAATCATCTTCAGGATCTTGAGTATTTTCTTCATTTACAACCTCAGCATCTACAACTTCTACTTGCTGTATGTCTTCTTCTGGAACTTCTTGTACTGGTGTATATTCCATTAACAACTTAACTAACTGCTCTGCCTGTTCTTCTGTCATTCCTCTTAAACTTATTCCATGTTCATTAGCAAACTTTTCTAAAGCTTCAACGTTAGCTCCTCTTCCTTCTCCTGCCATTAACTCTTTTTCTCTTGCCAACTGCATTACTTGAGCTTTAGTATTCTGTGTTGCTGGTTGTGGTGGTGCATCAACATGCGCGGCCTGTCTCTGTTCTTCTTTAACATCAACTTCATGTACTGGCAACTCACTTTCATCAACCTGAACTTCTTCTGCTACATACATTTGAGATAAACTATTTGGAAATGCATCTCTTAATGCTTGTACTAATGCAACTTTTCTTATCATTGTTGCTGGCTTAGTGGCCCACATACTTTGAATTGACCCATCTTTTTTTCTACCTATATATTCATCAAGACTTACAGTATTAAATACTTCATCTTTATTATCCTTGAATGAAACCCTTGCCCATCCACCAACTAATTCTTCTCTACCTTTAAGGTAAAATGTACCCTCTCTATTTTCAATCTGCTTATTAAGATTAACTACAATAACCCCAGACTTAACACCTTTATAATTAGGATTTGCTTCAGCTCTTCTAGTAAATGCATCCTTGCCAACTACTATACTTGCTGATTGGTTTCCATACTTAACTAGATAAGCTTCTCTGGTAAATGGATTAAGCTTCTGCCCTTGACATAATTTCATGAACATCATCACTTCTTGATTGCTTACATTTCCTCCACCGCTTACTAAGTATTGTTTAACCGTTGCAACTGATAATTCTACTTGTTGACCATTTGCTTCATACTTGACTATATCTGCCATTATTCATTTCCCCCTTTTGCTGCTTTAATACTAATTGAATGAACATTAATTTCCTTATAAAGGTCTGACATATCAATATAGTCAATTTCCTTGTCGTTAACTTTTTTAACAGTAGTCTCAACCTTTTCCTTTTCAAGACCTTCTCTCACTGAATCTGATACTTTAACAGTTCCTGCCTTACATGACCATTCAGTTAAATCATTCTGAAGCATGAATTGTTCAAGCTCTTCCTTTGCACCCTGAATATAGGCTTTATTTTCCTTCTGCTTATTTCTCTTTTCTAAGATTTCTTTTACAAGAGCTTCTGCTCTTTCCTTACTGATTTGTTGATTTTCCATTTGTTATTCCTCCTCTGTTATAAAAATATTTGCACATTTTTCTTCTTTCTGATTTTGTGCATTTAACATAACACAACCATTCATAAAAGTATTACTTACATAACTTAAGTTATATTTAGTTGCTGTTTCTTTTAACAATTCAGCTAAAATTCTTAATTCTTCTTCCACAAGCTATTCATCCTCTCCATATATATGTTCATACCCGTAATACTCTTCCATACCTTCTATATCATTAAAGTAATTAGTTTCCATTATTCAATCACCTCAACTTTCACTTCATTATCTGTTGTTACTTTTGCCTGTATCATCTGAGTGTCAAGCTCTGGTACTTCATTAATAGATTCAGCATTGTCTACAAAGACAGGAAAATGTAAGTTTTGAAGATTTATAAGCAAGTTTGCAATTTCAAGTCCAGCTTTAATCTTTTCTGCATTACTTAATTTATTAAAATCTTTACCTTCATAATTAATTTTGAAATCATCTTTAAGCTCTCCATCTTTAGTAAGTTTCTCAAAACTTATGTCAACCTTATCTAAATATTTGCTTATTTGTGCTGATTGTTTCTTAAGTTTAATTGAGTTATATTGTTTTGCTGCATCTAATGCTAATTTAAGCTGTTCTATTTTATTTTTACTATTTTGAATTTTTTCTTTATTTAGCTTTTGATCTTCAATTAAATTATTATTATGTTTAATTGCTGCATCTAAGCTAGCATTAAAATTAATTACTTCTTTCTTTTGATATTCAAGTTCAGATACTTGAGAAGAAAGTAATCTAATTTTTTCTTTTCTCTGTGATTCTTGTTCTTGACTTCCATTTATAATTGCTTGTCTTTTTTCTTCATAAGCTTTTTGATGTTCCTCAGCATCTGTTAAATAAGACTGTCTTTTTATTTTTATTCTTGCAAGTTTATCATTAATTTCAGTTTCCTTTGCAGTTCTGATTTTATTATTAGTTTCAGATATTTCAGCATTCTTTTCTTCAATATTTTTTATTTCTCTCTTAAGCTTTGAACCAGCTGCACATATTTCTTTAATTTCATCTTCAAGCATTTTTTTTGCTTCCCTTGTAAGATCTATTTTATTTCCGCACTGGTCACATTCGATAAACTTACTGTCCATTTTTTCTAGTTTTGATTTTTTATTACGATATTCTTTCAATAATTCATCTTTACGCTCTCTCTTAGCTTCTACAGGTAATAATTCTTGTAATGCTAAATTGTTAAATGAAGATTTTAAAGTTGCCTCTTGAACTCTTAATTCACTTAATTCAGCAATGTAATCTTTAGGCTTTATAAGTTTTGAAAATTGACTTTCAATGGTATCAGTTTTCTTTAGAGTGTCTAATTCACTTTGAAGTTTTTTTAGTTCAGTATCATCAAACTCTTTCTTTTCTTCTACTTCCATAGGTTTCAATCCGTCTTGCACGCCTTCTAAGTAGATAATATTTTCTTCCTGTTCTTTAATGTCTGTCCTTGTATCCGCCATAAATGTTTCTGGCATTCTAAATCCATTATCATTAAGAATTTTTACTAAATAATCTCCAAGCTCTGCAAATATTTCATCTCTTCCTATAGGTTTAAGTACATCTGAAAGCAATTGTTTTGCATCTTTTGGTGCTAGTTCTGGGAAGAAATAAGGATTAACTATACTTAAGAACACATTCTTATTTTTAAATATATCTCTAGCAATATCATTAGTAGTTATTTTAGATTCGTTCCAGTAAACCTCATTGCTGCTGCCTTTTTTCCTTCTTATAATTGTCTGTGATTCACCATCTAATAAGAAGTCTAAAACTACTTCAGTAACCTTTGGCTTTCTATTATTAACTAATCTAGTAGCTGCTTTTTCAGTTCCATAAACATCACATCCTGTTAATGCCCATACTATAGCTTCCCCTATAGTACTCTTTCCTAATGCATTATTGCCGGTCACAACTGTTCTGAATCCCAAATCGTATTCTACTTTATCCTTGTATCCCTTAAAGCCTGTAATAGCTATATGAGTTAATTCTAATTTCATTATTTACACTCCTCACATTCAAAATAAATTTGATCATCCTCATCTAAATAAAATTGTCTTATTCTATATTCCGGATTTTCTGAATCTAATAAATTAATTCCAGCTGCTTCTGCTTCTGTTAATACGATGTTTAATTGATTCATTAAATCATTCTTATTCATTTACAAACCTCCTAATTGTGATATAATCTATTTGAATATTTTATTTAGCTGCTTAGACTACTTTGGTCGGTGTCTTTGCAGTTCTTTTTTTAGCTAGAATTCTATAAAATTTGTCTCTAACTACTTGTCCAGTAACTTTATAGCCTAACTGTTTAGCTATATTATTCCATGGAACATTTTTATCTCTTAATTCCTGAATCCTGTCAAATTGTTTGTCATCAATAACTACATTATTTTTACTTTGTGGCACTTTAATTTCTAACCTTCTCAATGCTTCTGCTATGTGGATTTCTCTTGGTGATAATATAGCAGCAGCTAATGCAATCCAATTATCACTCATTACTGTATACCTGCTCTTATAACAGTCTGTGCTGTTCTACTACAAATATTTACATACTCCATCTGATTAGTTCTTTTACCAAATGCAAGCCTATTGAATTTAATGTCTTGATCTGTTGCATCTAAAATTGTTTTAAATTGTTCTTTTGTAACTTGTCCCTTTAACCATGTTAACCATTTAAAAGCCATAATTAATTCCTCCTATTAATAAACTATCTCGCTACTACTCCCTCTTAGCCTGTAGTGGGTTGTGCGTATTTCCTACAGCTTAACCAATAAATTATTATGTTAATCAGTGTCTTGAGGCTTTTCAGCCTTATCATCACTTTGTTTCCTTAATATTCTTCTGCTTAAGTTCATTGTTGTATTTCTCTTCCAATTCATCTATGTTGTCTTTAATGTCTTCATAAAACTGGATCATTACCCTAGTAAAGTTATCTATAGCTTCCTTAGTTACTTCACAATGTAATTTATAGTGCATTTAATCACCTCATCTCAATATAAAATAAAGTTATTCTATATTTTGTGAGTATAATTGAAATTTATTCATTTTTACTTTTTATCACTTCAAGTACTCTTCTCATGTTTTCAGTTCCATATTTACTGATAAGACTTTCAGCCAATCCCTTGTGAAACTCATCTAATATTTCTTCATTTGGTTCATTATCAAATATAAATTCCCATTCGGGTTCTTTTACCCTTGACATATTTAATACCTCATTTAGTTCTGCTGTTTATTATATGCAAATTATTTATTTTGGTTACAAGTCAAAGACACTCTTCTATAAAAGCTTGTACAGAATTGTATTTAGTTGCTGGAATGTCTTCCCACTTAGTAACATTAAATTCTTTAAATACTTTATCCTTTGCTCTTTTATAAACTTCCATGCTTGAATTAATCCTACTTAAGTTATATTTCCTAACTAGTGTGTTCTTTGTAATCTGTATCAAATCACATTTATTCTTTGTTCTTATTCCAACAAGGTTAGCCATATCATCTATCTGCTTATCTTTAGCCTGTATACTATCCTGAACATATTCTTTAAGTCCCATAGTGAATTGTGTAAGTACTTGTACATGTTGTCCTATGCCTGCCATATTTTCCGATAAAAAAGCCATACCTTGCATTGTTTCTAATCCTATAGGTAAACTATTCTGTATTACATTTTCCATTCCCTCAAATCTATCCATATATTTATCTGTAAATAGGTTTCCTTTAGTTCCTGTGGTCTTATGTGCTAGGAACTCACAACCTTTCTTTGATATTTGAAATTCTCTATTGGTTTTACCACTAACATCTTTATAAGTTCCTTCTATCCAATATTTACTGAACGCAATTTTGCTTTGAGTAAAATCTTTGTTAATTCCATCAATTTTTCTTAATAAATCTGAATGTTGTTTTAAATCCATCATTTGATAAACTTCTCTGCTACTTAATCTTTTAGGTTCTTGTTTACTTCTGTCCTTTATCTCTGATACTTCTAAAAATTTCTTATCCACTTCTATTCCTCCTTAGCCTATTATTTTTAAATCCTTAAATATTTCATCTGTTGTACATCCATAAATATTTGCCATACGTTTTATTAATACTGCTGATGGTATTCCTCCGTGACCTTGTTCTAATTTATAAAATGTACTTTTACTTATCTGAAGTTTTTCAACAGCTTGGTCAATATCAAGACCTGCATTAATTCTTTTTAATCTTATTGGTGTGAGTTTCATATAATCACTTCCTTTACTATTATTTTGTTATGTTAGATGATTTATTTGTCTTGGTATGTATTTATATTATCCTATTTTGCGATATAAATAAACTTATATTTTATCACAAAACAGGATATTTTATAAGATTAAATCTGTTATTCTTAAAAAAACTCAATTTATCACAAAAATACTATTGATTTTATCCTAATTAGTGATAAAATTATCTCATGAGGTGAAAATTATGTTAGGTGATAAAATTAAAGACTTAAGAAAAAGTATGAATTTAACTCAAGAACAATTGTGCCAAAAAATTGGAATTGCACAATCAACACTTGGAATGATAGAAAGTAATAAACGAGAAGCTGGTAAGAAAACTCTACTTAAATTAGCAGATTTCTTTGGTGTGACAGTAGATTTCTTGTTATCAAATAAGATAATAGATACAAATATAAACATTGATACTATATTTAGTGGTTCTGGAACGCTTGTTAGTAGTACAGAAAATAATAAATTATCCAAAGAAGAAGTAAAATTATTAGAAAACTACAATAAATCTAATAATGAAGGAAAAAAAATGATAATTAGTTATTCCGATTACGTATCTAAAAATCATGTAAGTGTAGAAACTGAGATTTCTGCTTCTATAGATAATTCAATGCCAATAGCAGCACATGCAAATGAAAAGGCTACTGAAGAAGATATTAAACATGATATGGACATAATGAATGATGACAGTCAATGGTAGGTGATATTGTATGGGTTATGAAGAATTATTAATTGAATGTACTAATGATGGTGCTATAGTAAAAGAAAAGCCTTTAAAAGCTAACGATGGTCTTTGTAATGGAAATAGGATTGCAATAAAAAGTTCCTTAACCGTTAAAGAAAAACATTGTACATTATCTGAAGAATATGGGCATTATAAAATAACTTATGGTAATATACTTGACCAAAAAGATATACGTAATCGAAAGCAAGAAATAAGAGCTCGTAGATGGGGCTATAATAAAATATGTGATCTGGAGCATATAGCAGATGCCATTATTAATGGTGCTAAAGATCGATATGAAATAGCAGATATGTTAGAAATTACTGATGAGTTTTTTGATAAATCAATACAATATATGCGTCTTAAATATGGTGTTCAAAGAATTTGTAAAGGTATTTTATTTTATTTTGAACCTATTTTTATGATCTACAAGGAAATAGAATAATTTATTGAAATATTTTCAAATAGATTATTGTATTTTATTTGTATAGATTGTTAATAAAGAAGAAAGGAATGATTTTATGAAAAAAGTTGCTATTTATTCTCGTAAATCTAAATTTACCGGTAAAGGTGAATCAATAGAAAATCAAATCTTAAAATGTAAACAGTTTATACAATTTAAATTTGATATAGATACTAAGAATACTGAAATATTTATTGATGAAGGTTTTTCAGGAAAAAATGAAAATAGACCTAGATATCAAGACATGATAAAGAAAGTTAAAAATAAAGAAATTGACCATATTATAATTTATCAACTTAATAGACTTGGTAGAAATGCTCGTGACATCCATAATACAATGCAAATGTGCGAAGATTTAGGATGTGTAATATATAGCGCAACAGAAGGTTTTGACAGTTCAACTAGCTTTGGAAGAGCACTTATTGGTATACTTGCTAGTCTTGCACAATTAGAACGTGAACAACTTGCTGAACGTGTTAAAGATAATATGTATACCCTTGCTAAAATGGGTAGATGGCTTGGCGGACAATCTCCTTTAGGATTTGATGGAACTAGAGAATATTATATTGATGAAAGTGGTAAAGAACGTTCTGTAACTAGATTAAAAGCTAACAATGAAGAGCTCAAAATAGTTAAATTGATTTATGAAAAATATTTAGAAGAAAAATCTATTTCTCAAGTATCAAAATGGACTCTTACAAATAATTTCAAAGGGAAGAATGGTGGTAATATTGATAAATCAGCCATTAATGTAATTTTAAAAAATCCTGTATATGTAAAGAGCAATACAGATGTTTTTAAATTTCTAGAAAACAATGGATATGAAGTTTATGGTGAAGCTAATGGCAACGGTCTACTAAGATATGGTAAAAATAACAAAGATAATTCTACAGGCATAATTGCTACTGGAAACCATAAAGGAATAATCGATTCATCTAATTGGCTTAAAATTCAAGAAATATTACAAGAAAATACAGAAAAAGCACCTGCATTAGGAAAATCAAAAGCTTGTCTGCTAACAGGATTATTAAAATGTTCATGTGGATCAAACATGCAAATGAGATATGGTCCCAAAAGAAAAGATGGAACTAGACCATATTATTATGTATGTACTATGAAAATAAATTCTGGTGGTACTAGATGCAATAGTAAAAATTTAAATGGTCAACTATTTGAAGAAAAGTTAATAAATCACTTTAAAAAATATAGTGAAGAACGCTTAATAAAGCAATTAGAATCGACTCTTAATGCTAGTAAGAATTTAGAGAAAAATATAAACATAGAATCAATAGATAAAGATATCGAATCTGCTGAAAAGTCAGTTAAGTCTTTATTGAATAACTTGAAGCAAACAACAGATACCAATATTGTTAATATAATATTTTCTGAAATATCTGAACTTCAAAATACCATTAAAGATTTAAAATATAAAAAAGATAATCTTCTTGAGGATCAATCAGAAATTGTACTATCGCAATCTGAAATTATATCTATGATTAATACATTTAATGACTTTATAAGCTTATATGATACACTCTCAATAGATGAAAAACAAAAGCGATTAAAAACACTATTTAAAGAAATACTTTATGATGGCAATAAAATTCATGTAAAGTTTAATCTAAAAAAAAACTAGATAGTGTAGAAAATATACTATCTAGGCTATTCAAGAAATATAGTACATGTCAAATTAACACAACACGCTTCTGTATGGCCAACAAATAAACCACTTTTTTCACCTGCACAGAATAAATTATCTACTCCTTCTACTTTCATATCATTAGTCCTTGGTGCTACAGAAAGATATCTTATTGAATTAC